GTTATGGGTAGTGTATCTCAGGCACGTGATTATACTAAATATGGAATCTTGGCAATCAGAGGAAAGATGATAAATTGTCTTTCTAATCCTGAAGAAAAGATTTATGAAAACGAAGAAATTAAGTTGCTCTTGAGCGCAATGAATATAATTCCGGGCAAGTACAACGCAAGCAAGTTAAGATATGGAAAGATTGCAATTATGACGGATGCCGATTCAGATGGTGGTCATATTGGACTTTTGATTATGGCAGCTCTTGCTTTCCTTGCGCCCGACTTCATAAAAGAAGGAAGACTTTGTTGGTTGCGCGCGCCTTTATATGTTGTAACAAGTGGAAAGACTGAAACTTACTACTTTACCGATGAAGAAATGAATAAGGTAAGAGGTAAGGTTAAAGGAGATATTACTCGTAACAAAGGTCTTGGTGAAATGCAGCCTGCTACAATGCGCCGTTCTATGTTCTCTAAGGAATTCCAGCGTTTGGATGTATTCGAGTGGAGTGAAGAGGGAATGGAGTTGCTTTATGGTTTAATGGGCGAAAACGTAGAACCGAGAAAGGAATTTGTAATGAATAAGATTGATTTTTCGGAGGTAATGGAATGAGTTACGAAGAAAATGTAAGGTCAATACTTCAATGTTGCTTTTCAGGTTTTAAAGACGAAATAATTGAAACTGCGGTTAAGGGTATTATGGCACTTAAACAAGAACCGATTGTTATAAATCCTATCAATCCTACCCCTACATATCCATATAATCCAGTAATTTATACTGATAAAACATTAGAAGATTATGTAAAGATAACTTGTGAAAATTCGACAAAACTCGAAAATTAAGTTATAATTTTTCTATAAAAAAATGGAGAAAATAAATGACAGATTTCAGACAAACAGTTGAAGATTCAATGAAACTCTATGCGGGCGCAGTAATCCAGTCTCGTGCGCTTGTAGATGTACGAGATGTCATTAAGCCGTCAGCGCGCAAAATCTTTTATGCGCTTTATACAGATAAATTCTTATCTTCAAAACCATATAAAAAGACACTTAAAGCCGTTGGTTCTGCATCTCGTTTTTATATTCATGGTGACTCCTCGCTTGTTGGAGTATTAATGCGTAATGGTCAGGGCTTCAGTATGCGCTATCCTCTTGTTGATGTACATGGTAACGCAGGTACTTTAATGGAAAGTGGAAACTGGGCGCATCAGAGATATACAGAGTCGCGCCTTAGTCCGTTGTGCGAATCTATGTTTGACTATATAGATAATGATACTATTGAAGAGTGGAAAGAGAATTATGATGGTACTGAGAATTATCCATCAGTTCTTCCTTCAAAAGGCTTTTATAATATTGTAAATGGTACGCAGGGTATTGCTGTTGGTGTAGCTGCCTCTGTACCTCAGTATAATTTGAGAGAAGTTAATAATGCACTTATCTATTTAATAGATAATCCCGATTGTAGCTTTGAAGAGATTTATTGCGCGCCCGACTTTGCAACTGGCGCAATCTTATTTAATGAGAATGAAGTAAAGCAGTCTATGAAGAATGGTACTGGCTTTGCTTGTAAGTTAAGAAGTGTAGTAGATTTTGATGCAAAAGAAAGATGCTTTGTTGTAACCGAAATTCCATATGGTGTTTATACAAACACTATCTGCAAACAGTTAGAAGAAATCATTAATGGAGAAGACAATCCCGGAATTGAGAGGTTTAATGACCTCACTGGTGAAACTCCTCTTATTAAGATTTACCTTACAAAGAAAGCAAATCCCGATAAGGTTTTAAGGTTCTTATTTAAGAATACTTCACTTCAAGACTATTATGGTATTAACTTTACGATGCTTGATAAAGGTAGATTTCCTAAGGTGTTTACTTGGAAGGAAATGCTTCAGGCGCATATTGACCATGAGAAGGTTGTATATCGTAGAGGTTTTGAATATGACCTCAGAAAGATTGAGCATCGTATCCATATAATTGATGGTCTTTTAGTCTGTCTTGCTAATATTGAAGAAGTCGTTCAGACTATTAAGTCATCTGCGTCTACTGCGGCGGCCTCTACCGCTTTACAGGAAAAATTCTTACTTGATGAAGTACAGGCAAAAGCGGTTCTCGATATGAAGTTAAGCCGTTTGGCTCATTTGGAAGTCAAAAAGTTAGAGGATGAGCGCAAGAAACTACTTATAGAAGCGAATCGCCTTAAAGAGATATTAAATGATGAAGTTCTTTTTAATCAGGAGTTAAAGAATGGATGGAGAGAAGTTGCTAAAAGATTTGGAGATGATAGGCGCACCAAAATTATCGCATTGGTAGAAGGAAATGATAGTGAACCTATTGAAAAGAAACAACTTTCAATCTCTCTCACTAACAATGGTTCGGTCTTCGTATCCGAAACATCTACTCTTTACTCTCAAAAGCGTAATGGGGCCGGCGCCAAGTTCAAGCTCGAAGACGGAGAATACATAATTGATAACTTAGTTGGTGAGAATACTGATACAATTCTCTTCTTTACTTCTCATGGTAACTTCTACCACGCAAAAATGGGTGACTTTGTTATTAATGAAAAGCAGTATCTTTCAAACATCAATATTCAACCATATGAGAAGATTGTAGCGGCCGCAGTCATGTCTAAAGAGAATACAAAGAAGTACATCGTCTTTATTACGAAGAGTGGTATCTTAAAGAAGTCAGTACTTTCAGAGTATAACTTAAAGAGAAATGTTGGTGCAACCGCGATTAAACTTGATAGCGGTGATACGATTGTATCTGCTCTTTTCATTAACGAGGAGAAGATTGGAATTATGTCCCGTGCTGGTCAGTTTATTATGATTACAACTTCTGATATTCGTGCAATCGGTCGTGTCGCACGTGGTGTTGCTGGAATTAAACTTAATGAAGGCGACGAAGTAGTAGAGGCAACTATTATTCCGAACGATACGAAAGAACTTGTAACTGTTACAGAAGATGGATATATTAAGCGTTCTTTAATGAGTGAGTTTAGGCTCACAGGGCGCGCGACCAAAGGAGTTAAGATACAAAACTCAAGTTGTTTATGTAGTATTCTTCCTCTTTCTAAAGACCAAGATATACTTGTAAACTCTTCAAAAGCGCAAATCCGTTTGAAGTTATCTGATATTCCACTTCTTAGTCGTGGCACGCAGGGCGTAAAGTCTATTAAACTTTCAGAAAATTCAAAAGTTCTAAAATTGAACGCAATCTAAAATTTGAAACTTTCTGAAATTTCGGTTATAATATAATTGTTTAAGTTGAAAGGAATAAAATTATGACTATTCTTTATAAGGTACTTTTTACTATAGCCGCAGCTATTCTTTTACAACTTATTATATATGATTTCCTGGGGTTAAGGAAATAAAAATTTGCAGATTTATTAAAAATCTGATATAATTATAGTATAAAAGTTAGAAATAACTTTTAAGAGTTAGCCGCCTAACTCGAATAAACAAAAAAAATAAAATAAAATTAAACGGCGGACAAGGAGAATTATTTATGGCAACAAAGTTGGCAGAAAAGACACTTAAGGTTTTCGAGTACATCAAGGACAACGGCGGTTCAGTAAAGACTTCTGATATTCAGGAAGGTCTTGGTCTTGAGAAGATTGCACAGGTTACAGGTTGTGTTAACTCTCTCGTAAAGAACGGTCTTGCAGTTCGTGAGGATGGTGGTAAGACTGAGGACGGTAAGAAGATTACTATTGTAAATCTTACTGAAGATGGTCAGAACTTCGTTCAGCCCGAGGACGACGCTGAGTAATTTTACTCAATTTGATAGTAAAGTGGGTACTAGTCTATACTAGTACCCTTTTACAACAAATCTAAAAAGCATCTGAAAAAAACTAAGGAGAAAGAAGAAAATGTTTAGACAGGCAGAAAATAAGGTAAAGATTGAAGGTATCCTTTCAGAAATTGATTTGAAGTATGGTTCTTTCCAGAGAGATGGCGCTGAAGTAGAAACAATCGGTGGTACTATTAAGGTACTCGTTGAACAGGTAATCAATGGTGAGGATGTAACTCTTGAAATCCCGGTTCATATGTTCTCTACCAAGTACACTAAGGCAGGTAAGATTAACCCTTCTTACGAGTCTATTGAAACTGTTATGAAGGAGTTTAAGTCAATCGCTGCTACTGGTGATAAGAATGTTGCAGATAAGATTCGTATCACAAATGGTCAGATTAAGATGAATGAGTTCGTAGGACAGAACGGAACTATCGTAAGTTATCCTCGTGTTTCAGCTTCATTCGTCGCTCATGCAGTAGGCGAGTTTAAGCCTCAGGCAACATTTAACCTTGAATTCATGGTTTCAAAGTTGGACCGTGTTGTAGATAAGGATGGTGTTGAAGTAGATCCCGCAAAGCTTGCAGTTGAGGTAATTGTTCCTCAGTACACAGCCCCTAACGCAAGCGTAATGAACGTAGACGTAGTTACACTTTATGCTACATCTGAAAGCGTTATTAATGCTATCGAACAGTATTGGGAGGCTGGTGAGTCTTTCAAGGCTAGCGGTCGTTTGAACTTCACATCTCGTACAGAGACAATTAAGCAGGAAGTAGATTTCGGCGAGGCTCAGGAGTCAGTTCGTACAATCACTACAAGTGAGTTCGTAATCACTGGTGGTTCTCAGGCTCCTCTCGATGGTGATTTCGCTTTCGATTATGAAGATATTAAGGCTGGTATGGCTGCTCGTAAGGAGAGACTTGAGAGCTTGAAGAATGGCACTGTATCAACCGCAAAGAAGACACCCGCACCTAGTAAGGATAAGAAGAACCTCGGTTTCTAATATAAAGGGGGATAACTTGCTATGATAGATATTTTGAATATCCAACCTAGTGTTATCTCCAAGGACTTAAGGGGCAAGTACGTACTCTTGTACGGAAAGCCCAAGTCCGGCAAAACAACAGCAGCGTGTTCATTTCCGAACTCGTTGCTTGTTGCTTTTGAACGTGGTTATAACGCAATCGGTGGTGTGCGCGCCGCTGATGTAACTAAGTGGGCAGATTTCAAATTGGTTTTGCGTCAGTTGGAAAAACCTGAGGCGCAGAAACTTTATGAAACAATTATTATTGATACTATCAGTATTGCTTGGGATTATTGCGAACAGTATATTTGTGCCCAGAATGGTGTGCAGAAGATTGGTGATATTCCGTGGGGCGGTGGATATGCCGCTTGTAAGAAGGAGTTTGAAAGCGCTCTTCGTAAAATTACAATGCTTGGATATGGTATTGTATTGATTGCACATAGCGCTGCACGCACAGAAAAGACTGCGGATGGTAGTGAGATTGAGATTATCTCTCCCGATATGCCCAAGCGCGCCGCAGAAATTTGTAATGGTCTCGTAGATATTATCGGCTATATTGGTGGCGAGTATGATGAGAATAAGGTATTTAAGAGATACTTATATACTCGCGAAACTCCTACATTGTTTGCTGGTAGTAGATTTAAGTATCTTGCAGCAAAGATTCCTTTCGGATATAAGGAGTTGGTTGATGCTATTAGTGATGCTATCGAAAAGAGTGAAAAGCTTGACGGCGTAACCGTTGTTGAAAAAGGTGAAATCAATTCTATTGAGGAAAAACTTGATTTCAAGAAGGTTCGCGCGGAGGCTCAGGAACTTTGGACAAAACTCGTAGGAGTTGGTGATGATGCTAGCGAAGAGGTCGCTCTTGCTATCGGAAAGAAGATTGAAATGACAATGGGTCATAGAATGAAACTTTCTGAATTCACTGAAGACCAGGTAGATTTGTTAGCTTTAATCGTTGCGGAAATGCGTGAAATGTAAATCTCCGTCAGTCGCGGCGGTTCATATATATGATAGGGGAGTATAGAGTAATCTGTACTCCTCTATTTATAATTTGACATTTTCAGAAATTTTTGATATAATATAAGTAGGAAAAAATCTGAAAGGGGAAAATAATGTCACACGTTGTAAAATGTCGTTTATGTAAAGAACAATTCGATAGGGACAAACTTCCAAAGGAAGATTGGATTCTTATTGGACAGCGTAGTTACTACCACTCTTCTTGTTATAATGAATGGGTTAAAAGTAAGCAGTCTGTAACTTCAAATGTAACAGATGCAGACTTTTGGAAAGAGTCTTTGATTGACTATCTTTATCGAGATGTAAAAATGTCAATAGACTTTGCCAAGTTGGATAATCAATGGAAAAGTTTTACAAAGCCAGAAAGAAAAATGACTCCGAAAGGAATTTATTTTGCAATCCGCTATTATTATGATGTTTTGAAGGGCGATGTAAAAAAGGCTCAAGGCGGAATTGGAATAGTACCGAATATATACAGCGATTCGGCGCAGTATTGGATAGATTTAGAAAATAGAAAATCTGGTACTCTTGATGCTATTATTAAACAAATTAAACAAAGAGAGGCGCGCCCTGTACAACTTATACAGAGAACAAAACAAACTAAGCCGAAAACTAAATGGTCTTTGGAAAATATTGAAGGAGAATAAAGAATGGTTGAAAGAAATACAATCCTTCAAATCTTCGGTGCGTTAATGAAGCACCCTCAATATTTGAGCGAAACAGATAAATATAATCTTACACCAGATGATTTTTATTATAAACTCGATAAATATATTTTTGTTGCGATTGATAGCTTATATCGTAATGGCGCGACCCGTATTCAGCCTATTGATGTAGAGAACTATTTAAGCACAAATGAAAGTGCATCAATCGTCTTTAAGCAGCAGAAAGGTATCGAGTATCTTCAAGATGCAGATTTTTTGACAGCAGAAGAGAACTTCCCTTATTATTATAAAAAGTTAAAAAAGTTTAATCTTCTTCAGTCTTTTAAAGACCAGGGAATTGATGTTAGCGAGTTCTATGTTGAAGACGCTTTAAGTCAGAAAGCATTAGAAATAAATGAGAAGTTTGAAAGTCTTGAAATAAGTGATATTGTCGATGGAATTAAAAAGAAACTTCTCGGTATCGAGCGCAACTTCATTCAGAATGATACGACTGAAACAATAAACGTTTTTGATGACATTCAGTCAATTATCGATGATGCAAATGAAAGAACAGATATTGGTACACCACTTCAGGGTGAAATCTTCAATGAGATATGCGCTGGCGCGCGAAAAGGAATTTTTGTATTAAGGTCTGCTGGTTCTGGTACAGGTAAGACGCGTCAAGCAGTTGGTGATGCTTGTTATCTTGCTTTTCCTTTTAGATATGAAGAATCAAAGGGAGAGTGGGTTCAAATAGGAAACTGTAAGAGAACTTTGGTTATCACAACAGAGCAGACAGCTAAAGAAATTCAAAGAATGGTACTTGCATATTTAACTGGTTTTAACGAAACAAAGTTTAGATATGGCGGTTTCACAGATAAAGAGACTCGAATTATCAAGCAGGCATTATGGTTAATGGAGCAGTATCAAGACAATATGCACATTGTTCGTATGCCGAACCCAACCATTGAACTTGCAAAGACAATCATTCGTGAAAATGTAATGTTGCATGATATTGAGTATGTATTCTTTGACTATATTCATATTAGTCCTTCATTATTAAATGAGTTTAAGGGATTTAATCTTAGAAATGATGAAGTATTATTGAACTTCTCAACTGCTTTGAAGGATTTGGCGGTTGAGCTTAATGTATTTGTAATGAGTTCAACTCAGTTGAACGCGAAGGGTGATGATAATAGTAATATTAAGAATGAGGCTTCACTTGCGGGTAGCCGCTCTATCATTAATAAAGCAGATATTGGTGTTATCATGTCGCGCCCGACCAAAGAGGAACTTGATTTCTTCCGTAATGAACAAGGCTTAACTTTTGAGCCAACAATCGTAACTGATGTATATAAGGTTAGAAGTGGTGAATGGAATCAGTTAAGAATTTGGAGTGATGCAAATCTCGGAAATTTGAGAAAAGTTGATTTGTTCGCAACTAACTCAAGATTAGAGGTTGTCCCAGTTGGTACAGATTTTAAGTATCAGGATTGTTGGGAAAAAGAAAATATGAGCGAATTGATTGAACAGTTAAAGATTATAAATGGACTTGAGTAAAGGAAATAAACTGTGATAGATTATAAAGAAATAATCGAACAACTTAAAGACGAAGATGTATTTAGACTTATGGAACGACTCGGCGCGCAGCCTATCGATAAGCAGGATTATATTTTGTGTAAAACTGTTTGTCATAATGTAGATGCAGACGAGGCGTCATATAAGCTCTACTACTATAAAGATAGTCATATGTTCTACTGCTATACAGAGTGTGGCGGTATGTCTATCTTTAAGTTATTGCGTAACTACTACGAAACAAGACAGATTGAATATAACTGGTACACCGACATCTTTCAAGTCGTATTAAATTGTTCAGATGATTCAATATTAAATAATGTCCATCCCCAAGCGTATAAGAGTCAGCGTGATGCCTATGCTCCACAAAAGGTGCGTCGCATCCTCCCAGCACATCCGCTTGGGCTTTTGGATGTCTATACAAAGTATTATCCTGTTGAATGGCTGAATGATTCAATTACAAAAGAAACAATGGATAAATTTGATATTAGGTTTTCCATTTCGCAGAATAAAATAATAATTCCTCATTTTGATGTAGATGATAGATTGATAGGAATTAGAGGGCGCGCACTTAACCCAGAGGAAATAGAACAAGTTGGTAAGTATGCGCCCGTCTGGATTGAAGGAAAGTGTTATAGCCATCCATTAATGTTTAATCTTTATGGATTAAATGTAAATAAGGATAACATTAGAAGAATGGGGGTTGCCTTTATCGCCGAGGCTGAAAAATCAGTAATGCAGGCTGAATCATTCTCGATTCCGAACTGCGTGGTAGCATCTTGCGGAAGTAACTTAAATAAATATCAAATTGATTTATTGATTAGAACTTGTAATCCGCGCGAAATCGTAGTTTGTTACGATAGGGAAGAAGAAAAGGGTTCAAATGAGTATTTTAATAAGTTATATAATATGTGTAGGAAATATATAAACTATTGTAAAATGAGTTTTATATATGACAGAGAAGGAATTACTCCGATGAAAGCAAGTCCTACGGATTGCGGAGAAGAGATATTTAAGAAACTTTATAAAAGGAGAGTTGAAGTAAAATAAAATGAAAACAAAGTTAGTAAACGAGAACTTTAAGTCAGATTGGGTGAAGAACCTTTTAGTTTCTCGCGGCGTCGATGGCGGCCGCCTTGAAGAATTCCTTCATCCGACTTGGGAGAATATTTCAGACCCGAGTAATCTTGACAACTGTGAGGCCGCCGCAAAGAGAATTTTGAAGGCCGTTGAGGATAACGAGCATATCGGTCTTGTAATCGACTCGGATGTAGATGGTATTACAAGTAGTACAATTATCTACTCCTATCTTCACGACATAAAGCCCGATTTGGAGATTACATATTTCTTCCATGATGGCAAGCAGCATGGACTTGAGGACTCTTGGGAGAAGTTCATTGATGCTAAGGTCTCTATGGTAATCGAACCCGATGCTGGTATTAATGACAAAAAGTTCCATGACAAACTTGGTGAAGCCGGTATTGACACCGTTGTACTCGACCACCATGAATATGAGAATGGAGGATTCTCCGACTATGCAATCTATGTAGACAATCAGACTTCTCTTAATTATGAGAATAAGTCATTAGCTGGTTGTGGCGTAACCTGGCAGGCCTGCCGCATGATGGATAGGCTTCTTGGGACTTCTCACGCGTCAAAGTATATTGACCTTGTAGCTCTTGGATGCGCCGCAGATGTAATGAGTCCTCTTACTTATGAAAATAGAATGATATTCGAGGAAGGATTTAGTCATGTTACTAATCCTACTTTCAAAGCTTTCTGCGACAAGCAGGCTTATTCAATGCAGAATATCGTAAACTATACCTCAGTTGCTTTCTATGTTGCGCCGCTCATCAATGCTTGTATGAGAACAGGCGAACCCGAAGAAAAGCTTTTAATGTATAAAATGTTCCTTCACCCCGAAAGAGAAGTTGAATCTCATAAGCGCGGTGCAAAGGGAGAACAAGTTTCAATTCTTGAAGAAGGTCTCCGCGTTCTCACCAATGTCAAGGCCCGTCAGCAAAGACTTATTGATAAGTACCTTGTTAATTTTAGAGGAAAAATTTTAGAGAATGGTCTTGCAGATAATAATATTATCGTAATTCCTCTTACTGATGAAGACGATTTTACAAGCGAATTGAATGGACTTCTCGCTATGAAACTTTCGGGCGAATTCCATAAGCCTTGTTTATTCTTGCGCGCAGGCGCAGACGGCCTTTCAAAGGGAAGTGCTCGTAACCCGAATGGAAGTCCTATTTCAGACCTCAAGGAATTTTATAGTGAATGTCCTTATGTTGAATGGGCTTTTGGTCATGCGAGCGCACATGGCGTAGCTATTCAAACTAACCATCTTGATGACTTTGTAGATTGGTTTAATAAGAAGAGTTCTACCTTTACCTTTAATGAAAATTCATATGAGATAAACTTTGAGTTAAAGCCAACAGATACTTACTTTGAAGAACTTTGTAGCGAGATTGGACATTATGATAATCTGTGGGGTGGAAATAACCCAGTACCAGTTATCTGCGTGAAAAAGGTTCACTTAGATACAA